CTGTCCGTCCTGATCCCGTGGCGCAGCGAGGAACCGGCCCGGGTGCGCGCGTGGGAGTTCAATCGGGCCCGCTGGTCCCGTCTCGAGCCGCTGATCGAGGTCTGCGTCGCCGGCGACGGGCGCACCGAGGGCACGTTCTCGGTAGCCCGGGCTGTCAACCGGGCCCGCAAGCAGGCGACCGGCGATCAACTCGTGATCTTCGGCGCCGACCACCTGCCGCCCACATACGAGCGGATCAACTGGATTATCAAGCGGCTGCAGCGCCACCCCTGGACGCAGGTCTATTCGGCGACAAGGGTCATCAACGAGGCGGGCACCGAGCGTGTCCTCGGCCCGCAGCGCATGGCGCCGGAGACCGCCGCCGAACTGCGTTTCGACTGGGTCGGCTGCTGCTACGGCATTCTCGCCTTGCGCGCCGACGTGTTCGACGACGTCGCGGGCATGGACGAACGGTTCGAGGGCTGGGGCGCGGAAGACACCGCGTTGCGTGTCGCGCTGCAGGCCCTGTATCCGGCCGGCTGTGGCGTGGGCGAGGGCGAGGCCATCACCTTCTGGCATCCCGACGCGCCGCGTGGCCAGCAGACGCAGGACAACGTCGCCCGCTACTACGAGTACGAGACGGCCGCGAAGGCGGGTCGCATGCGGGAGTATCTGAAGGAGGCGCGCGCGTGACCAATCTTGCGACTCAAGACGACCTCGAGGCCCGCATCGGCCGTTCGCTGACCGCGACGGAAGCGACGCGTGCCGCGGCATATCTGACAGACGCCTCAGCGCTCATCCGCGGCTACACGCGCCAGACGTTCACCGCCGTCGACGGCGACGTGGTCGAGTTGCGCCCGGTCGGCATGCGCATCCGCCTGCCGGAGCGGCCGGTGACCGCTGTCAACAGTGTGGAGGCGATCGGCTGGGGCGGGCTGGCCGACATCACGCTCCCCGTCGGGTCCTGGGGCTGGGACGGCATCGACGTCGTGGAGATCACGCCGTTCGACTCCCGCGTGTGGATCAACTTCCCGGAGCTCGACCTACCCGACAGTTACCCCGACACGTACCGCGTCGACTACGACCACGGCGACACCGACGTACCCGACGACGTGGTCGCCGTGGCCTGCTCGATGGTGTTGCGGACGCTCCTGTCGCCGTCGCTGGTCGAGGGCATGACCTCCGAGCACATCGGCCAATACTCCTACCAGCTGGGTCAGTTCGCGGGCGGCGCCGCATCCGGTACGTCGGTGCGGCTGACCGAGGCCGACAAAGACGCGCTGCGCAACTACCGGCGCCAGGCCACCTCGATTCAGGTGCGGCTCTAGTGGGAATCCCCGCCGGGCTGTTGCCGCAGACCGTCACCAAGATCAGGCCGTCCACGTCGACCGACACCTACGGCAACACCGTCTACACGTACGGCTCCGGCGCGAGCATCGCGGCGTGGCTGCAGCAGGACGACCGCAAGGAACCACTGTCCGACGGGCGAGCCGCGCTGGAGCAGATCTGGCTGCTGGTCACCAATGAGCCCGATGTGCTCGGCCACGACCGCATCGTCTTCGGCACCACCACGTTCGAGGTCGACGGACCACCGGAGCCGGTCTACACCCCGGCCGGATTCCACCACCTTGAGGCGACCCTGCGCGTAGTGGCCGGGTGAGGTGAGGGATATGGGTGAGGGATGGCCAAGCTGATCCGCTACGAGTCCAGCCGCCAGGGCATGCGGGAGCTGGCCAAGTCGCGGACCGTCGACGCGATCCTCGAAGTGCGGGCCCGATCCGTTGCGCAGGTCGCGCAGTCGGCCTACGACAGCCATCCGCCGCACCAGGGCGCTTTCCACGTCGAGGTGTTGCAGGACCAGTCCGACTCCGACCGTGCCCGCGTCGCCGTCCTGGCACGGCATCCGGCTGCGCTGGCCTACGAGGCGGAGCACCGCATCCTCGGATCGGCGATCAGCGCGGCGAGGCACTGATGGCCTACCCCGACGTCCTCGACCTCGTGCGCGATTACCTCGCCACTACCTATAGCCCGACGCCCGTGTCCACCCGGGTACCCGACCCGCGGCCCGCCACGTGGATTCAGGTGCGCGGCATCGGCGGCACCGACTTGCGCCCGGTGCGGGTACGCGAACACCTCGACATTTTCACCTGGTCCACTGGCGAACCGGCCGCGCAGGCGCTGGCCCTGCAGGTGCGGGCGACCCTGCACGCCCTCGCTGGCACCAGCACCCTCGGCGTCGCCTGCTACCGGGTGGATGAGTTCCTGTCACCACGGCCGTTCGATGATCCGCTGACCGGCGCGTTCCGGTCCTGGGCCACGTACCAATTCGACATCCGCGCCGACGACGCGATCGCCCACTAAAGACTCCGGCCTCCGCGCGGTCGGCTGCTCCCCAACCAATCAAATGCACGGAGGTAAGGAATGAGCCTGCTCTCGGGAGCTGTCAGGGTCGGGGTGACCGGTGAGTTAAGCGTGGCCCCGGTCGGCACTGCGGCACCCACCACATCAACGTCTTCACTCAACGCCTCATTCATCGGCATGGGCTACGTCTCCGAGGACGGCGTCACCGAGTCCTACGACGAGACGATCGAGGACATCATCGCGTGGCAGAACGCGACCATTGTGCGCAGTGCCACGACACAGTCGAAGGCCACGCTGCAGATGACCCTCATCGAGTCCAAGGGCAAGGTCGCGGAGCTCTTCCACAAGACCTCGACGGTCGCCGTGGTCAGCGCCGGGCAATGGAAGATGGACGTCAAGGCGCCCTCGGCGGACCCGCGCGCGTTCGTGCTGGACGTGATCGACGGGACCAAGCACATCCGCATCTACGTCGCCAACGGAGAGGTCACCGAACGCGGCGAGATCGTGTACGCCAATGGCGAGCCCATCGGCTACGACATCACCATCACGTGCTATCCCGACTCCAACAACGTCGTGTTGACTAAGTTCACCGACGACACGAACTGGGGCTATAGCTGATGGGTAGATGAAGCTGATCCTCAGTTGGGCGGCAACTGGCTGAGCTGATACGCGAACAGCATCCCGAGCACGAACACCGCGAGTATCAGCGCGGCCATGCGCGCCTTGCGCTTGCGCGCGTGGCTGCGGGGCTCACGGGGCGGGTTGCCGATGCGAAGATACGAGACTCGTTTCACGCCCCGAGGGTAAGCCCCCAACGCCATGATCGCCCTAGTTAAAAGCCCAGCGTGTTGATCCGCTTCACTTGGGTGGGCAACGTGAACATGTCGATGAACCAGGCAACCAATCCCCAGGCGGCGGTGAGCAGGTAGCCCAGACCTCGTCCGGTCTTGCCCAAGTAGAACTGGTGCACGCCGAAGATGCCGAAGAAGAACCACAGCGCATAGGCGACACCGACCGACTTGGCTTTGGCTCCGGTGGCTTGGGTGATCTGGACCGGCGTAGGGGTGGCCGTCATCGCACGCTCCTTGTCTCAAGGGGATATGTCGGCAAGGTAGCGCCCGGCCGCAAGACACGCCAGGACAGATCTGCGACAAGCAGCACCCGCCAGTTCGCGCCGCGCGGACGTGGGCTGGCGGGCCCCACCATCCGCGCGCAAACCGAAGGAATCCGCGCAATGTCAGAAGAGCAGAAATACGACTACGATCTTGACGCGCTTGTCGTCGACGCCGAGAGTGCCCCACCGTTCCGCTTCAAATGGCGCGACGAAGTGTGGGAAATGCCGCTCATGAACGCGATGCCGTTCCGCGACCAGCTCGACCTCGAGGAAGCCACCGTCGAAGAATCCATGGGCCTGATCATGGGTGCAGAGCAGTTCGAGCGGTTCATCTCCGAGCCGATCTCCACGGGCCGCATGCGTGACCTGATCGCGGCATGGCAGCGCTTCCAGGGCCTGGAGCCGGGGGAATCACGAGCCTCGTCGCGTTCCTCGAAGAACACGGCGAGGCCGTCGAAGCGGACCTCGCGTTCCGGCAGATAGACCTGCGCCACCTGGGCACGCCGCGGCTGTCGTGGCGGCGGCTGCGCATCCTCATCGAAGCACTCTCACTCACGCCCGGCACGCTGCTGTACCGGCGCCTGTCCGGCGACGACTGGACGCTTGAGCAACACCTGCTTGCCCTGATCGTCGACCGGCTCGCCGTGGCGAACTGGCAGCGTTCCAAGGAGGGCCAGAAGGGCACCCGGCGGCCCAAGCCGATCTCGCCGCTGGCCAGGCAGGGCGGCGTCAAGTACGGCAAGACGGAACACGACCCGGACCGGGTCAAGAACATGCTCTCCGCCTACCGCTACGGAACATTCGAGCAGCCGAAGGGCGGTGAGTAGCCATCGCCGCCGAAGTCGGGACCGCGTTCGTCAGCATCCTGCCGTCGCTCAAAGGCTTCTCGTCGAGGCTGCGTTCGGAGCTTCGCGGCGAGCTGGCCACGATCGACCCGGTCGTCGGCGAGGCCGGCACCAGGGCCGGGCACACCTTCGGGACGCGGATGCAAGAGGCACTGTCCAGCGTCGTATCGCGGCTCGGTGTCGTACTGAAGACCGGGCTGGTCTTGGCGACGGCCGCCGCCGCGGCCGGGCTCGGCGCCCTGACGCTGTTCGGCCTCAAGGCGGCGGCGTCGCTCGAGCAGACCACCATCGGCATCGAGGCGCTGGTCGGCAGCACCAAAGAGGCGCTGAAGTTCATCGGCGAGCTGCAGCAGTTCGCCGCGAAGACTCCATTCGAATTCCAAGGTGTCGCCGACGCGTCCCGGCGCATCCTGGCCTTCGGCACCTCGGTGGGTATCGCCCGCGAGCAGGTCATCCCCACACTGACCGTGATCGGCGACCTGATCTCGGTGCTGGGCGGCACGCAGGAGAACATCGATTCGGTCATCCGCGCGTTCGGCCAGATGGCGTCCAAGGGCAAGGTCAGCCAGGAGGAGATCCTGCAGCTGGCCGAGGCGCTGCCCGGCTTCAACGTCAACGCGGCGATCGCCGCGAAGCTGGGCCTGTCCGTGGCTGACACTCTCAAGCTGATCACCGCGGGCGGCGTGGATGCGCGCACCGGCATCAACTCGATCCTGGAGGGGATGGCCAAATTCCCGGGCGCCGCCGGGGCGATGGCGAAGCAGTCCCAAACCCTGAAGGGCGTCTTCTCGACATTCAAGGACACGATCTCTATCGGGCTCACGTCGGCGTTCCAGCCGGTCATCCCCGCGATCAAGGACGCGCTGACTCAGCTGACACCGGTGCTCGGCGACGCGATCAACCAGCTGGCGCCCAAGCTCGGCATGCTGCTGCAAGCGCTCCTGCCTCTGGTCGGCGTCCTCTCGCAGGTCACAACGCCGATCTTGGTACCGATACTCGCCGCACTTGCCAGGACAGTCCCGATCTTGGAGCCCGCCCTGCTGGCCCTCGGCGATGCGCTCGCCACGGTCGTCACCGCGCTCGCGCCGCTGATCGACCCGCTGGCCACCTTCGTCGCCGCGCTGGCGCAATCTCTCGCCCCGGTGATCGTCGAGTTGGCACCGGACATCCAAGAACTGGCGGAGCCGCTCGGTGATCTTCTCATCGCGCTGATCCCGCTGCTGCCGCCGCTGACTGACTTGCTCGTGCTCTCGATCCAGCTGTCCCGGCCGCTGATCCAGTTGCTGGCGCTGTTCGTCGATCTTCTCGCGGTCAAGGGGCTCGCCCCGCTGATCGAGGCGATCGCCGCAGGGCTGGGCAAGATCGTCGACGTGGCGCTGCCCTTCGTGACCACCATGTCGAAGCTGTCCAATATCGCCAAGGTCTTCGACGTCCTCAAGGTCGCGGCCGGCACGGGGCTGGACAACATCGCGGCATTCTTCTCCGCGCTGCCCGGCCGCATCGGTTCCTTCCTGGCCAACCTGCCCGGCCTGCTGGCCGAGAACGCACGCCTGGCCTTGGACCGGATGGCTTTCGCCGTCGGCTTCGGCATCGGCCGGATCGTGCGGTTCTTCATCGACCTGCCCGGCAACATCATCGCCGCGCTGCTCGGCCTGGGCGCGCTGCTGCGTGACTTCCTCACCTCGACCGGCGAGAGCGCGAAGAACGACTTCGTG